CCCATGTTCTAGCGTCTGAACTCGGATCGAACGTTACGTTAGCGCTGTTGCTTCGTCTCGACACGACGGGCAGCCGCGCCCGTGTAACAAAAAACCCCGCCGAAGCGGGGTTTTTTACAGGTGCGTTTTAGTTGGCGCCAGGGCTACCAAACACGCCCAACGGATCAGAACAGCCGAAGCTGTAACGCTCACGCGCCTTGAAGCGCGAGTTGCCCGTATCGAAGTCGTTATCAAGACCGGTAGTCAACGGAGAACGCACAAAGTGCTTCAGGCCGTTAGGAACGTCAGAGACTACGAACCAGGCGTTGGGATCAGTCAGGAAGTGGTTGACGGTGTAACCACCGGAGATAACGTTGTTAGAACGCAGAGCGTTGATATCGTTGTCCGCAGTGCCCACGCGACCCTCAGTTTCAAGGAGGCGGGTTGCAACGAACATCAAGCTCGGCGGGATAACAAGTTTCTTGGGCTTTGCAGTAATCAGCAGGCCACGCTCATCAGTCCAGCCAGAAATCTGAATGGTAGCGGCTTCCAAAGAAGTCTCATTCAGGTCAGCGCCGACAGCCGGACGGTTCGAGTTGGTACCGCCAGAGACCAGCGGGTGGTCCGTAGCGAACAGCGTCTTACCATCACCGTAGGTGGGGCCGCCAGAGAAGCCGTTGTTCAGGATGGCAGCAGCTTTGGTCTGCTTGGTAAACGCCATAGCGCGAGCAAGGGCTTTTACATAGCGAGCCGAGAGCTTGTCGTACAAAGCATCTTCCACGGCCTCTTGCGTGATCGAGAAGCCCAGAACGTACGTTTCATGTACGTAACGGGCAGTCCAGGCTTCCTGGGCAGTGTCATACGCCATCGCAGCGCCTTCGGCCTTGACCGGGGCAGCACCGAAGCCAGACAGCTTGGTCTCTTCTTCAAACGAGCGGTCAGAGTTTTCGGTGTCGAAAATCTGCTTATGCTCTTCGCCGTGGGTCTTATACTCCATGCCGAACAATGCGTTCAGACCCGGCAGGAGTTCCTTCATCAACTGGGAACGAGAAATTGCCATGATTGTTTACTCCTTACAGACCAACAGCGTTGGTGTACGAATGGGCGCCGGGGTTGAACTTAACCAGCACGTCGGTATATGCGTCACCCGCAGCAGAAGCGAAGCCGACGATGCGGAATGCAGCGGCAGCAACCTGTACAGAGGCGCTCAACGCGGAGGTAGAGTTGCCAGTCTGGGTGGAACCAGTGCTGGTGCTCTGTACAGCGGCCAGGAATGTGTTAGTGCCCAGAACAGTCTGCGCACCGGAACCAGCCAACTGGCCCTGGAACACGACGTTCGGATCAGTAACAACCTTAGCCTTCACAACACCCGTGGTGCCGGACGGATAGTACTGGCTGAAAACCTGCTGGCCTTGAGCATTGGTATACTCACAGCCGACAAACACACCAACAGCACCCACGCCAGAACCACCAAGGTTGTTGGTAGTCAGGTCAGCACCGGTAGCGGTAGACAGGGCCACGTAGCCATCAGCACCGATGATAACGATCTGGCCGTTAAAGATGTTGGTGCCGGTACCAGCCGGGTTAATGAGAAACTCCTGAACGGCGCCGGCATACGGCATACCATCCAGACGATTTACGGGTTTCAGCCCGTAGGGAGCAGCAGTAATTGCCATGTTTTTCTCCTGAGTAGAACGAACGAGACCTTACGATCCCGGACCAAAAGTAACCTGCGATTTGCTGTCTCTAAATAAAGGCATACGCTGGTCGTTCTCACGCATCAACCGGGAATCAACCGAATCTAGCTGTGCCTGCGTGCGGTTTTGGTAGTACGCATTGCGTGCGGCAACCATCTCCACAGGCAGCTTGCAAAGAATCAGGCCACCAACCTCAACCATACCGGAGTTCTTGGCATCAGCGTCAACCGAAAATGCCAGCTCAGGATGATCTGCAAGGTTGCAAGGCTCCCAGCCTTCACGAAAGCTACGCGAAGTATTCGTAGGATCGGATTTCCCCATTGTGGACTTACGAACCCAACGAAACTCATACCCCTCGACGGGGTTAGGTGCGGGCAACAAATCAGCCGGTTGCCACAGCTTCTTGCGCGATGTGTTTTCGCGGGACAACAAATCACGATTATCACGAGTAGCCATATCAATTCTCCTGTTGTTTAACAAGTTCACGGGCATATGCTTCGGGGGAAATCCCTAAGCGTCTCGCTAACGCGACCTGCGTCTGGGTAAGCACTACTTTCTTACCTTTGGGCGAACGTCCAACGGGCGCGACAACAGTAGCGGACTGCCGCTTCTTGATCCCGAACTTATCCGGGAATACTTCCCTCATGCGAGCGTCTACGCGCTCGAAATATGCCTCGGTGCCAGGGCCAAAACCCTCAGCCACCAACCGCTGATGAATACCCAAGGCAAGGCTGGTCATCTCTTGGTCTTTACCGAACCACGTATTTCGTTCGCCCCACTCCGCAGTGCGGGAGTCCGGTTCAGGCGGAACGTACGGTTCTTCAGGTGCCTGCTGCGGTTGTACACTATATTGCTGCTCTTGTAAAGCGTATCGCGGTGTGTAGTTGTTAAACTGCGCAACGTCCGCAGTCGCCGCGCTCAACGCCTGATGCGCCTCGATCATACGCTCCGAGTCACCTGACTCATAGGCTTCGCGGTATGCGCGTTTAGCACTGTCAAGCTGCAACGCCGCGCGCTGCTTGGCTTGGTCGATGGCCCACGCCTCTCCCGAATGCAACTGCTGTTGATACTGCGCACGATCACTGTACGCCTTCTGCGCGAACCGCACTGCCTCGTCGCGCTCACGCATCGCGGCTTCCTTGTCACGACGCTCGTCGTGCCAGGACTTCTTGAGCGTATCAATACGCTGCCTGACCTTGCCGGAATACTCTTCCGCCTCGATCTCAGCATCCAGCTTCTGCTTGATGTCGTCAGGGAGCGGCGTACGGCCACGATCAGCCTCGGGCGTGTCGTCAACGACTTCTACCTCAACGCCGTCAACAACGCCATCTTCTACCGCCGAATCAACGTCGCTCTCATTAGTTATCGGTGTAACCTTATCGCTAAGGTCAAGCTCAGTCATGTACTCTTCAAGTGCCATATTTCACCTCAAACGCGAGAATAGCCACGGTGGTCGGCTACTACGCCTTCTACCGTGTCATCGTTGATAAGACGGAACTCTTTACCGTACAACTTGAACCGCGTACCTGAGTACGCACGGATGATTACGAAATCACCCTCTTTGCACCAAGGGCCGGTAGGAAACTTACTTGCGTCTTTATACGCATCCGGGCCGAGTTCAAGCACTGCGCCGATTACGGTGGCGATTTCCTCGTGCTTACGGGTGACGTCTGCTTTGATGATACCGCTGGAATACGACTCCTCCGATTCCGGCAGCGCAATAAGCAGCTTATACCCACATGGGCGTGGCAGCCCTTGTTCCATTTGCTCGTCCGATGCAGTCTGTTCGACTGGTGCCATAGCTATTACTCCTTGTTGAATGCGTCCATAAGGTCGTTGAGTTCACGTTCGACAAAAGCCAGCCCGTGAATAATGCCCGTCAGATGACGGTACTCGTCAAAAGACTTGACTCCGCCGCTGGCCAGTATGTCGGACAGCGCCTCGGTCTCGTCTTTGATTTTTTTGCGTAGATGGTCTACGAATAAGTTAATCAATACACTCTCCTATCATGTGTTGGGTGGTTGGGAACTCCTTTGAACACCTGCGCGGAACCCCTCAAGGCGCTGCGCGTCTTCAAGTTTTTTCTGTTGCAACATCGCTTTGTTGGCGTTGTCAGTGATCTTCACACCAAGGCTTGCGCCCTGATTCTTCTCGTTGGACGCGATCTTCTCCCGCTCGACCTGAATACGCTCCTGCTCGATTGCGAAGTCCATCTGGTCTTTCTGCACCTTGCGCTGCTGCTCCTGCTGCTTGATCTGAATCTCTTGCATCTGCATCTGAGTAACCGGGTCTTGCATCTGCTGCTGTGCTTCTTGCTGTGCAGCCTCCGCCTGGTGCTGCTGCAACAACCGCTGCGCGGCCTCGGCCATCAGACGCGACACGTTGACCTCAATCTCTTCAGACATGCCTTCATCCGACACAGGCAACGGCACGCCAAGCTGCTGCTCGATCTGAGCGCGGTACGCGAACGCAACATGCTCTGCGATATGCGCTGCGCCTGCGGCCATCTTCACCTGCGCCATCGGGTCATTACCCATCACCATCTGTATCTTCGGGTCTTGTGCAAACGCCATGTGCGTAGCGAGGTGCGCTTCGTGGTCCTGGTGCATGAACGCCTTGATCGGGTCGCCTTTCAGCAGCGACATGTTCTCCGATACCGGGTCCATAGGCTTGATGTCCTCTTTGACGGGCACCAGCTTGTCCGCGTTACGCACGCCCAACGACTCGACGATCTGACGATGGAGCACCGGGAGGTCATACAACTGCGGAGCCGTTTGCGACAACTGGAGCACCGCCTGATACTGCGCGATGCGCTGCGACATGGTACTCGCATTCGGATCGGACACCGGAACGATGTCAACGACGTCATAGTCACGCTGTTTGGCCTTAGCACCGTCAGGCGCGTCAACGTCGTACGCATACTCGTCAGGTGCATAGTCACGCACAAGCCCCTTGAGGATAGCGAACTCCTGTTTCATCGCCGCGTGGACCCGTGCCTGAATAGCCGACATCGTTTTGAGCGTGCGCTCCAGCACCGCCAGTGTCGAACCAACCGGAGCGTTTGGCTGCATGTCCGCCACGTTCACGTCGGCTACCGCCGCGAACCTACGGCCCTCGGCCACGATGTTCTCCAGCAACTGGTACAGCACCATCGAAGGCTCTTTGTACGGCAACGGCAGGATGTTGTCCCGTATCGACCCGCTAGGCACATCGACATCCCGGAACTCACCCGGAGCCAGCGGAGAGTCGTCACCCTTGATACGCATCCCACGCGCCTTGAGCATCGCCGGGAGGTTACTCAGCGTGCCCGCATCGACAAGCTGACGCAGCAGCGACGTAGCGCCCTTGGCGAACCCGCCAACGAGGTGCACCAACCCGAAGTCGTAGAACCCGAACCCCGGTATGTAGCTGTACTTACTGAAGTGCATCCGCTTCAGTTTCTTGTCGTCCGCCTCGTCCCAGTTACGGTAGATAGCCAGCACAGTGCCGGTACCCTTGTCCATGTGCACCACATACGGAAGCGCGATACCCGTAAGCTCGCCGCAGGCGTCAGTATCCTCGAACCCCTCGATGTCGAGGTCCACGTGGTACTCCAGCACGGTATACCGGTCGTCCTTTGCAGCGTCGATCCCCGCGTGCGAGTCCTTGCGCTTGCTTATCTCGTCCGTATCCAACACCGGGTCATCCAGCGACACGTCACGGTAGAACCCCGCGACCTGCAACTTGCGAATCTCGTTTTTGGTTTTCTTCATCCGATGCGCATATCGCGGCGCCGAGGCCAGCTCCGTAGCGCCGTAAGGCACGACGAAATCCTCAGCGGGCACGAACAGCGCAACCGGGCGCCCCAGTGACGGGTCTTGGTACACTTTCTTCAGTGCGCATCCCGCGATCGGCAGGTTCCACAGCAGGCGCTCATGCTCCGGGCGGTAGTCAGTCATCTTCTCGGCGATGTAATAGTTCATGTCGTCACGAACACGCGCCGCAGCTTCTTCTTTCTCTTTCGTAACCCGCCCGATAATCTTGCACCGGACAGCGCCCGACGCGGGCAGCACCTCGGTTATGGTCTCACTCTGGAAGCGTACGACCGCTTCAGCCAGTATCGGGTGGGTGACACCACATGCGCCGTCCCACGGCTCGGTACGGCTCTCGATTTTCAGGCCCAGCAGGTCTATACCCTCCTGATAGGTATCCTCCCACTCCTTGCGTGCACTGATGTCCGTGTCGTAGTAATCCAGCAGCTCGGCGGAGATACCGGTAAGTACCTCGTCGTCTAAAAACTCCGCGAGGTTCGCGTTGAACGATCCAAACGCACCGGACGCGTCTATTACCACGTCTGCATCCAGCACAATGTCCATGCCGCTGTCAGCGTCTAAACCCCCGTCGAGTTCTACATCGACCTCGATAGGCTCCTGATCCTGCACCGCCATCGTCATAGGGGCGGTACCAAACAGTTTGTTTTCCATAACCATAGTGAGTTCCTTAGTTAGTAATACTCAGCCCTGCGCGGGATAAAAACGTCGTCTTCGTCGAAGCGGTCGCTTGGAAGCCTGATAAACCCGCCTGATCTAAAGCGCATCAACGCCATGACGGTTGAGTCGCAATTGTGGACCAACACACCGTTCGCAAAATAACAGTGTGCGCCTTCAACCGTCAAATTATAAACCGGCTGCTCTATGTGATTCTCTATATGCCCTTTGCTTGCACGAAAGGATAACGCGTTTGTCTCGACGTACGTTATGTCATCATCTCGTCTCATTTGCAACGGTGTAACCCAGCCGCGCGCTGTAGCTACCGGGTGATTATCCGTGATCTCCAGGCTGCCGAACACCCCCATGAGCCTGACTGTCTGACGGACACCCGTGCAAGCGCTTGCCGTAACCTTACGGGGGCCAAACGGTGTGGCAACGGCGTCGCCGACAACGACGTCAACGATATTTTTCTCACCGCCGTCAGCCATCATGATGCGCGTACCGGAAGCCAGGCACAGGTCATCGTGCGGCATCGTTGGGAACCCGCACACCTCGTCTACCACTTCTTCTGCCCAGCGTCTGCCCGCAGGGTACCATACAAAGCCGGAGGCAAATATGTCCGACACCGAGTTCAACCGCATGGTTTTGTCGCCGGAGCCTCTGTGTGGCGTGTACTCCTGCACGGGGACTCCCCCGGCCCGCATCTCCTGGTACAGCGCCGTACCCGCGCTTTTCTTCTCGACCACCAGCCAGTCCGGGGACCATTTCTTATACTCTTCGTACACCCGCCGTTTGAGCGTCGGGAACTCCCAACGCTCCTTGATACTGTTGAGCAGGATTATGTGATTCTGAGGCTCGCCGTCCTCTCCTGCTTTCTCAAACACACCCCACGTGGTCAACGCCGTGAAGTCAGCACGGTTGTTCTTCTCAGCGGCGGCGTCCAACGACATAATAACGTAGTCGCACGTAGGCGGGTCGTCATGTTCCCATTTCTGCCACCAGTCTCGCTTGATGATCGTAGCCTCGGCTGACGTCGGGGTCTGCATGTACTGCGCGTTCCACTGGAACGGCGGCATACTCGCTTTGGTTCGCAGGAGAGACTCCAGCGACCACTGTTCCGGCCACAGTGAAACCTGCGTCGTAGTGGACTCACCCGTGTCCGGGTTGACCTCTGTTTTGTCAAAGATTGCCGGGAACTCAACGACCTCCCACTGATCTGACTCGGGGTTACGCACCATATCCTGCACGACGCGGCCTGTGAGGTCTCCTTGCGCCCAGCGGGTCATCACCAACGCAATCCGGCCTCCTGGCATCAGACGTGTACGCAGACCGTATGTGTACCAGTCGTATGCCTTTTCAAACACCTCATAATTGCCATTTAGCACATCGCCTTCGT